GGTTATGGCGTAACCAATTTTACCGTAAAATTTTGCCATTTTGATTTTCCAAATTACTTGCCATCAGAAGTGGAAACTTCTTCTTCAAAAGAAACAGCGGAATAAGGTTTCACAAGAGCACCGGAGCAACGGGTTTCGATAAGATACTTCATCTTATTGTAGTCAATGTCGAAGTCGTCAAACATGTTGACAGCGCCACCCTTATCAGCGCCAACATTGTAGTCAGCAAGGTTGACTAAGACACCAAGTAAATTGTATTTCTTATGTGCACCAGTATCTTCACGGCTAATATTTTCCATAACTGGAACAGTGACGATATCAGAAACACGAAGAGCAGTCTTTAATTTCTCGATGGTGTCATAGATGACTCTGCCAGAAGTATCTTCGATGAGAAGCATGTTGGTTAACATATCTTCGGTTGTGTATAACACTGGGTTGCCAGATCCTTTGTAATCTTTACGAGATTTGACAATATCTTTGATGAAGGCTTTTGCAAAAGCATAATCATCAGTACCAGCGGCACGGGTTAATGTGCGCTTGATGGTATAAGTTGGGTCATCTCCATAGACTGGACGGATCTTAAGTGGATCAATCTTGTCTTCAGAAGAAGAGGAACGGCCATCACCAACAAGGATTGCACGGGCAATTTCCTCATCAAGTTTTCCACGCATTTCAGCTTTGAGCCAAGCGATGACATCGAAATCAGTGATATCAATGACATCATCTCTGTCCATCTTTTGAAGTTTGTAAATGGTTTGTGGATCAGTGGTTCTCTTTAAAGCAGTAATGACTTCTTCAACCTTTTGTTTTCCTTTGATATAACCTTTAGCACGAGCTTCATCAGCAGTGATGTTGGCATAGAAAGATTTAACGCGAGAGAATGGGGTATGTTTGACAGATCTCATGACTTGGCCAACCCAAGTTTGATCACGATCAAGAACTTCTGGAACTCTAGAAACAGCTTGGTGTTCTGGGAATAAGTTTCCAACGTTGGTAATACCATGCTCAAGGAAGGCGTCCTTAACGGAACCTTTTCTCTTAGCATCGTTCATAATTTCGACAAATTCGGAATGAGTAAGTTCTTCACCCTCATTCTTTTCAATATTTTCATTTTCAAAGGCATTGTGTTTCACTGTTTTATCCTCCTCATTACCTTCTTCATATTTATCACCTAAAAGTTGTTTTTTGGTGTCTTCAATTGCTTCGCCAATTAAAGCATAGGTGACATTTCTCTGTTCTTCAGTCATAGAATCAATGACATCTTTAACAGTCTTTTCTTCATCTTTTTTATTTTCTTCCATTGTTTTTTCCTCATTTTTAGTTTCGGAGTCCGAATGGGCTAATTCTAATCCTTCGGAATCATTATAGATAATTCCTTCATCTGGATCACTATCATCGCTGTGTGCCATTACAAAATCAATTTTGGCGCCAGGATTTGCTCCAGCAAGAACTAAACTAACCTCTCGGATTGCTCCGTGAATGACGTCTGGTCCATTTTGTTTCAGTTGATTTGCATAAATAGACAGTGCACAAATATCTCCGTTCTGCACAAGTTCTCTGGCATTATCGCCTTGCTTAGTATGGTTTAACGTACAATAAGCATAGACACCTTCGTCTCTGTTTTCAAGAACTGCGTGACCTAAGACATTATCGGCAGCCATGTGATCATGATTCCAAACAAGGGGAACAGTTTGACCATCTTGATCTGCAAATGCATTATGTCTGATTATTCTTCCATCTGAACATTGGATGTCATTCTTGGTTGCATAACCGGCAAAATCGTAATTGCTAACTTTTTTTACCATTTTGAATTTTCCTCCATTATTCGTCTGGGATCCATAGTGCATTATCCGTAACTGCTGAACTGCTACTATCATTCTCAGCACTATTAGACTCGTCAAATTTTGATACGGCTGGAGATCCACTGCCATCAGAAGGTTCATTCAGATTACGGTTACGTAACTCATCTGCCTTCTGGTTCTGAACTGGCCTGAGACCAACAATCTGACGGACCTCATTTGGTGACATGATCTCATTTCTCGTGAACTTGTCAGCAAGGTCTGCCAAATTAGAGACAGGAATCAATTCAAATGGATTATTGAAATACATAATCCTTTGCCCTTGACTTCTTCCAGTTTTGGTAATAAATTTCCTACCCATTTCTTCTGTTATAGCCCGAAGAATCGGCTTGATCGTTCGACTCATGTAATTAAGCATAGTTTTTTCATCCGCAGTCCCATCCAAAATGCTCTGAGTAATACCTAGCTGGCTAAAAAGCATGCTCGTCAAATATTGAATCTGAGTCATTAAGTTGTTTTCTACAGGACGATTAAGTTGCGTAATCTTCTCAGTTCCATCAGTATAGGCAATCCCATACTTAGATGTGGCCAATTGAGTCTCTATATCCGCACGACGCTTTTCAGCTTGTTCGCGTCGCGTTTCAGTCTTTATGACGTATGGTAGTTGCACAATCAAATCTAGTCTCCCAGATCCGGATTGGGCATCTATCGCGTCAAGAAGATTGAACTTAGTTATTAACCTTTGCAGAACTGAATTTGGTTCATTCATGATTGCATACAAAGGATTTTCGATGATGGCAGTTGTTTTCTTTGGGACTGTAATTTGTTCTTTTCTCCCAGTTTTGTCATTATAAACTTCCACCATAACATAGTCTGGATACCATTGAATTATCTTTCCAACACGCATCGTAAGAATGTCATACGATGTGGTTTTTGCTGGATTGATTGATGTATCAATAGGGACAACTGCAACACATCCCTCATCGAACATTGACATTACAATATCTTGAATGAATGCTCTAGCAGTTTGGTCCTTATTCGTCTGATAATTCAAGCAGTCATTTAATCCAGAATCGACATCTGACAAATATCTTCCATCATTATCAATTTTAACATGCTTAATATCAACTCCAGCAACATCCATTGCTATCCTATTATAGACGGTACTAACAAGAGATTTTTCTTGGCCTCTTGTAAAATATACTCTATCTGGACGGAAAGTTGACACTAATCCTAAATCTTGATAATGACTTGGGTAAATATATCCATTACTAGGAGGATCATTGCCATATGCATTGAACGCATTCCATGCATGTTTGAGCTTATCTAAAAAACCCATTTCTATTTTATCCTCCTTTATCCAATTCTTCTAAAATATTCTTCACGTATTGATCGCCATTATTTGATGTTAGCATAAAGACTTTCACATCTTTATTTTGATCAATAAGTCTTCTAACATTATTTCTAGTTGCTCCTGCGCCACCATTTTCCAATATAACAGCCAATCCTTTTCTAGCATCATTAGTCATAGCAATATCTTTCATTTTGAGACCTTCTTTGCTATTTGGATCTAACCCATGTGTGCTAATCACACGAGTTTTCCACTTTTTGTTTGCTAAATATCTTGGCTGTTTACTTGTTGTATACACAGACACTCTATCATATTTCTTATTATTTAAATAATCTTGAACTTGACTATCAATACCAGGTGCATCTCCAACTATAATATTGTCGCCACGTCTGATATATCCATCTATTTCACTTTTTACTTTGTCAGGTAATTCTTTTCTATAGTATTTTGATTCTGAATCTGTTGTTTTGCTAGAACCTGAGATAAAGACAGAATTGTATCTGGATTTTCCAGCATCAGTAAGAGTGCCATCCTCATTCTGGTAGCGTCTTACACCCCATTTTTGGCCTTTAATTCCATGATGAAAAAGTTCATTGCTATTATCTTCTCTAATAATATACCATTTTTTCATTATTCAAAAGCCTCCTTATTTAATTTATATGCTACAAAAGCATCCAATAATGCGGCAACATTATCGATCTTAGCCTCATAGTGTTTTTTCCATAATTTTCTATTGCCGTTGGTGTCCTCCAATGCAATACAATTCCCCATTGCAAATTGCATAAGCTTTTCATCGAATAAAAGCAATCTATTCTCTGAAAGTTTCTTTAATTCACCAAGTGGAACGGATTCAGTTTTAGCACCCTGAATTACTTTCTCAACACCATAAGGGCCATTTTCACTTTGCCATCTTTCAACAAATGCTTTTGCATTGTATGGATCGAATCCGAATGATCTGACATCATATTGTCTACTTTCGATATGTTTATCCAAATCGTCATAAACATCCATCATGTCAAGAATGGTTCCTTCTAAAACAACCAAGGATCCTTCATTCATGAATTCCTCATACTTCAATCGCATAGCAGCAGGAAGCTTCTCATATGTGGTAGAACTGATATAGCTTCTGACCTTTATTCCAAATGATCCATCTGATAATGGAAATAAGAAAGTAAATGCACAAAAGTCATCGCCTTGTGATAAGTCAGCTCCGAGGGAGCATGGCATGCCCCAGTAATCTCTGGATGGATGCGGAAGAGTTTCTTCATATGTAAAGTAATATGTATAACCTTCCATAGGGATACCAAAACGT